TCCTCATCGGCCGCGCGGTGCCGCCGCTGGCGGCACAAGCGCTGCGCCGGATTTTTCCCCAGGCATTCTTCTGCACTTGTTCACTAGGCCACGGAGGCCTATACTCAATTTTTCCGATTCGGAAGGAGGCAACGTGATCAACAGACTGAATCCCGATGGCGTTTCGATCGCCGGGTGCAAGATGATCTATGCGCCCAAAGGACAAGCCGGCGAGTATGCTCCGCTGGCGACGAATCCGTATCGAGGCTGTGGCCACGGCTGCGCTTACTGCTACGTGCCGCTGATCACAAAGCAGGACCGCAAAGAGTTTGACGCCGGGGCCGTGCTGCGCAGGGACTATCTCGAAAACCTGACCAAAGATGCGCGCCGCTATCAGGCCGCCGGCATCACCGAGCAAGTGATGATCTCGTTCACGTCGGACCCCTACCACCTTGGCGACACCACGCCGACACGGCGGGCCTGGGAGATCATGATCGACCACGGACTCGCCATCTGCGCCTTGACCAAAGGCGGCACCCGCGCGTTGCGCGACCTCGATCTATTCCGCCGCAAGCGCGATGCCTTTGCCTGCACGCTGACGTCGCTCGATGAAAGGTTCTCCCGCAAGTGGGAGCGCAATGCGGCGACGCCGGCCGAGCGGATCGTGGCGCTGCAGCGCTTCCACGATTTCGGCATTTTCACCTGGGTTTCGCTCGAGCCGACGCTCAGCGTAGAGGCCAGCCTAGAGTTGGTCGAGGAGACGCACGAATTTGTCGATCTCTACAAGGTCGGCCGCGCCAACTATTTGCCGATGACCAAAAACACCGACTGGCGCGACTACACTCACCGGATGCTCGACCAGCTCGCCCGCTTCGACGCGGCGGCCTACATCAAGAAAGATTTGCAGCCGTATCTGCCGCCGGACTATCCGAACCCGCTGCGCGTTCCGCAGCATCATTGACTTGCTCTAGAACAATTCCAAGGTAGCGCACCGACGCCCCGGTCCTGCCCTCGGCGCGCCATTGCCGCACCAGCTTGGCGCCCATGCGCTGCGCCAGACCGATCAGGCAGCGGTCGATGATCGTGTCCTCCCTGCGATTGAGCCCGACCTGTACGCCCGGCTTGAGCCGCGCCAGCAGCGCGACCGGCGCGGTCATGGCGTTGTGCTTGTACTGAAACCCCAGGCCCTCGGTGATGGCGAAGGCGATCCGCTCCTGCGGCTGCAGCGGCCGGCGCGCGGCGATGATCAACGCTTGCTCCCACGGTGAGCCGTAGGCGTCCAGATCGAAGATGTTGAACCGCGTCAGATCGATGGCGCGCAGCACCCGGCGATTGTCGGCCACGAACATGGTACGCTGATCGCGAAACCATTTTTCATCACAGCCAACGTATTCAGCCGCGCCATGCCACACTGCGTCGTGAAGCTGGCCGGCGCCGGCGAATGCGTCGAATACGCGTGCCGGCGAGATCGCTTGCAACAGATGCCGGCGGATTTCGATCTTGGCTGCCCGCGCGGCTGGATGGTTGTCGGTTTTCTTGGTGGGGTCGTGGTCCTTCACAGCGCGATCGTCCCCAGGTCAACCGACACGCCCTCGAGCTCGTCCGCGATTTTCATCAACTCGCGCAACATCACCGCTTGATGCCGCAGCGGCCCGCGCACGCTGATCCAGAACTCGTCCGAGACCATGCTGGAGTCGATCTCCTCGACGGCGATCGGCGCCGGCTCCTCGGCCAGCTTGGCAATCTCGGCCGCAGAGAAGCCGGCCGAGAGCGCGTCCTCGACGGCGATGCTCTGCAGCGCTTCCATCAGCAACGTGTCATCCCATTTCGAATGTTCGGGCAGGCGGTTGAGCGCCAGGCCGAGCGCCCGATAGGCCGAGTCGCTGAGATCGTGGACGACACGGCAATTGATTTTGCGATGACCGAGGTTCTGACAGGCGACCCAAGTGGCGTGGCCGCCGATGATGGTGCCGTTGGGCTGCACGATGATCGGCGCCACCATGCCGAAGCGACGAATGGAGGCGGCGATCTCGTCAATCTGCGCCGGCGTGTGCCGGCGAGCGTTGTGCGGATCAGGCCGCAGCGATTCGATGGCGCGGTCGGCGTTGGTGACTTTCGTCATCGCTTACAGGCCGGCAGGCCAGGATACCGCCGGCAGACCGCAGTCCGCACCGCGCGCTGTTGCGCCGGCGTGCCGTGCTGCTTCACCCGGCCGAGCGCGCTGATGCCGTGCTGGCGGGTGTGGATCGGATAGGCCCGCGAGCCGGGAAATACGAACGAGGTTTTCGGCAGCGCGTTGCGCCGCGCGGCGTTGAGCTTGGCCATGGTGGCCTCCCTTCGTTGTGCGGTAATCTTAGCACGGGAGTTGTGGACAGGTGGAGGACACCATGCCAGGACTGATGTACGGCGGCAGAGTGGCTCGCGGTGGTGGTGGTGGTGGTGGACACGGCCCGTCGATCAAGAACCCGTCGACCTATGAGGCGCTGAAACGCTGCGGGCATTCCAAGGAATCGGCCGCGCGCATTTCGAATTGGGCTTTGAAGTCCGGCTACAAGCGCGGCCAGCACCGCTCCGGCGGCAAATGCTGAATGAGCCGAGAGCAAGAATTGTTTTTGCTAACGCTGATGTGGGCCGCCGCGATGCTGATCATCCTGGGCATCGTCATCGGCGTTTTCGAAAGGCCACTGTGACAGGCTTGACGCGAGCGGCATTTCATCCGACATGTACTCGCGTTGTCCCTTCCTACATGCTTCTTCGAAGGCCGCGCCCGCGCCCCCCACGGGCGCGGTCTTTTGTTTCAGCCCTTCGATATCGTGCAGGGCAGCCTTGTCCATGAACCAGGTGCCCGGCTCGAGCCGCGAGCGTCCAGGCTCGGCGATTTGCTTGCGCGCGAAAAATTCCTGTTTAGGCACGAAGCCTTCGATCCAGCAGCGAGAGAAATCGTCCTCGTCGATGCTAACGCTGACCAGGTGATCGAAGCGCTTCTCCCAATAGATATCGTTGCAATCGCGTGACCAAATCAGCTTGAACGGCGCAAGCGTAGTCTTGACATCAAGCAGCAGCCCGGACGGGAGCGCAATGTCGGCGCCGTGATCGGGGAGGAAACTGCAATTGACCGCCTGCTTGGGATCGAGGTCGAAATACAGCGCGGTCGCGATCTCGCCAACCTTACCCTGCCACTGGCGCCGCAAGTTTGATTCGGTGCCACGGTTGCCGGAACGGGCGCGCGAGGCAGGTGAGCCGCCGTTGGCATAGACCCAGATCATGACCTCGGCGACGGTGCGGGCGTAGCCTACCCATCGCTGCGGCACGATCACCGGCTTGCGATGGCGATTCATTCCGCCGCCTCTAGCAGCTGCACTTCCAAGCCCCACGCATCCCAGCCCTTGCGCGGCGCCCCGCGACGGTTGAGTTCGATCTTGGGCACGTTCGGGAAGTATGCTTCGATCAGTTCCAGAAATTTTTCCGGCTTGGTGCTGTGCTTGCCGACGGCCGCCGCGATTGCGGATTCCCATTGATCGCCATCGGCCGGCGCCGGGATTTTGCCGCGCACGCCGACCAACAGCAGCTCGTGCTTGTTGCGAAACCAGTAGCCGGTGCCGGCCTTGTTCTTCACCCACACCGCGCTCGACTTGTAGCTGAAGCCCCAGGCCGCCATCACCTCGAGCGCTTGCGGCAGCATTGGCACCGTGGCCCACAGCCACAGCACACAATCGTCGGCGGCGATCGAGGCCACATCGCGCTGCTTGATCGCCTCTAGCTCCGACGTGTCATAGTGGTTGTCGGCCGAGCTGTTGGTCTTTCCCTTCTCCGACCAAAAATTGAACCGCCATTCCGGGTCGGCGAGGATTACCGCATATTTTTTCTTCGGCAGCGCCAGCAGTTTGTTGGCGAGCTTCTGCTCGCGTGCTTGCCGCTGTGAGCGCTTGACCTGATGACGTTCCGCGCGCGCCTGCCTGATCACCGCCTGGTTGTTCAAGGCATGGGCGGCTGCGATCGCACAGGCCTTGGCAGTCTCGCGCTCGTATTTGTCGGCCGGTGCGTTCTTTGCTCTGCGCGCCGCCTTGGCCAAGTCCTTGTCCACGCCCTGGTCGAGAAGGGTCGGCCGATGATCGGGGGATTTAACCCCCCGATCCTTGCGCGGCCGCGCCTTTGAGCCACCCGGCGGCTTCGCCAGCTTGCCGGCTTCGCGCAGCTCCCCCATCAGCTCGCCAAGCCGACGCACGGCGTGACGTTTCAGCCTGACGGCATTGCCCGCAAGCTCGGCATCCCTGCACTGGTAGGCGTAGACCTCGATCGCAAGCGCCTTGTCGCGAATCGCCTTGACCTCGTCGATGCGTGTGGCCGCCGCCAGCTCGCGGCGGGCGCGGTCGTAGTGTACTGGCAATTTCAACACGACTCACCCCTCTGACAGTTCGGTGGCTCCGCGTCCTCGATTTGCACGCGACCTTCCCGCAACAGCCGGCGCAGGATCGGGCCGGCAAACTCGCCGGGATAAGGGACGGTCTTGCGCGGTGGCAAAATCAACGTGCCGCCCTCGCCGTCTTCGATTTCGAGCGGCTCGCTGGTCATGTTGGTTAGGCGAATGTCGAGGCGCATAGCCGGGAGCCTAGCACGGGAGTAGCGGCCGGACACCCCCCGCCGGCCCTTGTGGCCTAGGCCTGCCCCCCCTTCCCCAAACGCATATCGGCCTGCGTCCAGGGCATGTCGATTTATTTCCCCTAGGCCCTTGTGGCCTAGGCCATGCCGACCTATCTCATGGGTGAGGGAAGGGATAGGCCCGACCCTCGGAGCAACAGGAGAGACGACCATGACGACCCGCACCCGAGCCGCCTTCCGCGCCTGGGAAACCCGCCGCAACCCGGCGTTCAAGGCCTGGAAGACCCGCCGCAACCCGGCGTTCAAGGCCTGGAAGACCCGGCGCGCCAACGCCATCTGATCCCCGGCCCGACCCCCCCCTAAAGCCCCGGTTTTCCGGGGCTTTTCTTTTTCTCCCCTAGGCCCTTGTGGCCTAGGCCATAGTGGCCTATATTCCCTGTGAGGCAATCCTGCCTCTTTGAAGGAGTACCGACCATGCAAATGAACGTCAAAGGTAACACCCTCGTGATCGAACTGGACGTGAGCGACAAGGCGGTGAAGGCCGCCAAGCTGTCCGGTTCCGGCAAGTCCAAGGTTGTCGCGACGACGGGTGGCTTCCTTGCCGTCCCTGGGAAGGACGGCCTGAAAATTGCCCTGAATCTCATTTCGAAGTGACAGGGCTGAAAATCCCCTCTGGACTTACCAGGGCCGGCCGCAAGCCGGCCCCTTTTTTTGCCCCCTCCCCCAAGGCCCCTCCAGGCCCGCCCCCGAGCTCCCCCCGGCCACTACCCTA